CATTAGAACAAAGAGAAACAGACTTTGTTATTTCTGGATCAAACAATCAAACAGACTCTGGCGTAATAGAAAATGCTACATCTGGTAAACTTCCAAATATTTTGTCTATTGCCTCACAAGATAAAAAAATCTATAATGATGGCAAAATTAACTATACAACAAGATACATTCAAAGATCTTATGGTTCAATAAAGCAATCAAGCATGATTGATAAAGAAAAAACATGGATTTATAAGCCATCACTTTTGTGGGAAGTTGCTGGAACAGACTCAACAAAGACCATAAACGAATTAGCATCTAAGCAAGGCAGTTACGTTCTTGGAGCCATGCCATTAAATTCTGATATTCTTGCGGTTGTTCCTGCAGTTTCAGGGCACGTTGTAGTAAACAACATAATTGATCTTGGAGAAAACGTATATTGGCTAACACGATATAACGGATATCTATATTCTAACGGTGAGATTATTAAATATGATGCAGCAGAGTTTAACATAACAGGTGTTGGAAATGTGTGGATTAGTAGCAATCAAGAATATCAAAAATATTTTGCATCTATTCCATTTAATGGAAAGATATATCCAACGGGATTGGTAAGGATATATTCAACCCCATACTATGAAACAGTTAATGGAGTAAGCAGACTTCAAAATGGAGCGGTTGTAGACCATGGTCGTGGTCAATTTGGAACAAAAATAACTGATCACTACGCTGGAATAAATTCTTATTGGACAAACAACAGCAATGTACGTGGTGTTGATATGAAAACTCAATACTTATTTACAACTACTTTAGATGAAAATATAACTTTACCAACAACAGCGATTGGCGCAGCAGGAGTCAGCAATACGGTTGCAGGGCAGTCAACAAGAAATAGCATAATCAAAAACTTTATGGCAACAAGTAATCTAACAGATACAGACATTAATAATTTGCCATCAACACAGACTGGAACAATTCAGTCATCTGCCTTGGTATTTAACGGACCAGCATTTAAAACTACAGAAACACCACTAAACTTTGTTTCATATGTTTATAAAGGTTTAGATAATGCATATAGGCATTTTGGAACAAGAATGCGTATCGTAGGTAAAATTGAAAATAATATCTCATCAACGCAAACAGCACTTGGCAGCGTTCCTTATTATCAGGTTAGCGGAAGCCAACCAGATCAGAATGTTAACATTGGCGGAGGCTCTGGAGGCCTTGCTGTTTTATTAAATCCAGAAACAAACAACGGATACTATTTTGAAATAATTGCACTAAGTGAAGATAACATTACCCCTTATTTAAAATTAAATAAAAATAATCAAGCAGAAGTATCAATTAATAATGTTGTGTTTTATAAAATTAAAAAAGATTCTAGCAGCACTAATGCAATTCCAGTTAAACTATGGGGTGGTCTAGCAAAAATACTTGTAGACGACGGTAAGTTTTCTGGACAACAAAGAATGGCTTCTGAAGAGAATTCAACAGTTTATGATTTATCAGTAGAGTATCAAGACATTGGAAAGACAAGAAGATTTTATTTATACATAAATAACCAACTTATTAAAGTGGTAGACGACAATGATCCTCTTCCAACCTATAACAACATGGCTTTATTCGTTCGTGGATCATCTAAGTGTATGTTTGAAAATATTTATGCTTTATCACAAAACTATAGCCAAAATACATCTTTTGTTGTAGGAGAAACATTATCAAAACAGTTTGGTGATTCCCAGGTTGATGTCAATGAGTCTTTTAGAAAATATGCCATGAGTGGTGTTGTACAATCAACATATTTATCTGGAATAAGTTCACAGCAGCCACCAAACTATGATATGTATTTTGAAGAGTTTGGGTCCATTATGCGTGAATGTGCATACTTTGATGTTAAATATGATCGTGCTTATCCAGCACTCTATGCACAACTATCGCCAACGTTTAGTAAAACAAAGGGATATACAACCTCTGGGTTTTACGCAAACTCATATGGTGCTGAGTTTTTAGTCTTTAACTCAACTGACAAAGCCTTAAATCTAGATGAAACAACTGGAAACTTTTTAAGAATTCAAGGCATTACTTTTACTCAAGATACAACTCATGAATTAACTGTAGATGAATTCTTTAAAAAGCGTGGCAACCTATCTGACCCAGAGTTGGTTGGTAGCACACTTACCTATTCTCCATTAGTTGAAAAATCAAGGTACGATGAAATCAAACTAAGTAGATTAACATATGGGAAAAATGAATTTAGCATTGATAGTACGTATATACAGACACAGGATGATGCAGAGGCCATGCTTGGCTGGATTATCAATAAAGTTATGGTTCCAAAAAAATCTATTGGAATTAATCTATTTAGCATACCAACCTTGCAACTTGGAGACATAGTTACAGTAGACTATAAGGATTCATCAGGACTTAATTTAATTACCTCAGATCTTTCAAGATTTGTTGTTTATAATATAGAATACGCTAGGTCTATTTCTGGACCAAGCATGACAGTTTATTTAAGTGAGGTATAGAAATGGTATCAGCAACTCCACAAACTCCATCTTCAACATCTGTTTCAAGTAGTCCACCTCCGAATCCAGTAAAGACAGCACCGATAGATACAGTGTTGTTTAATGATGATTCTATGTCTATTGAAATAATGGCTGATTTAATTTTTGAGGATATTGGCGGTCACGAATTAATAAATATTGCTAGAAACGACATCATTAATGGACAACAAATATCTTACAACCCAATTAAGAACTTGGGACTAATTCAACAAAAATATAACCCAAACAATATTCTTGGACTACAGGCTACCTCTGAGAAGTACTTTGCTAACTTTCCTATAAAGTTTGAAGAGAAGGTCCCCATTGAAGGCAATGGCCCCAACGGTTCAAATGTTTATTTTGACGATGTAACTGGAGATCTAATTATTGAAGGGGTTAATTTAAATAAGGATGAACTTTTTGAGGTTGAAGTGTCGTTAAATGGTACAATATATGAAGCAGACTTTGGAGCAACTACATCATGATAACTAATAAAGGTAAGAGCATTATTGGAAAATATATGCTTGGCCAGGCACCAGCCTATGCCTCATACCTGGCGGTTGGTTGTGGTCCTACTCCGCTTCAAACAGAAGATGTTGCTGATAATTTTGCAACAAAAGAAAACCTTGACTTTGAAATGTTTAGAGTTCCTATATCTTCTAGAGGTTTTGTAAACGAAAATGGCATTGATAAGATAGTCCTTACAGCAGAACTACCAACAGAAGAAAGATATGAAATAACAGAAGTAGGTTTATACTCTGCAGGATCAAACCCATCTGCTGGAGCACAAGATAGCAAAACAGTCTTTGCGTTTACGCAGGGAGAAAACTGGGAATACCATACATCTACCGCTGCAATAGCAATTCCAATAATTTCTGTACCACTAGACCCAAATGATGATGACATAATAAATGCAACAGGAACAGAAAATGGTGTATTTCAGACCAATGCAGATAATTCTATTTTTTATAATACAGATCGTGTTGCAAGATATGAGCGAGCAAGGTTTTTAAATAATACAATATTAATACAGGGGGATGACTCAGACTTAAGTTTAGGTGGTGGTGGGTCTGGTGGAGTTGACAACATTGTTATTGATTCTGGAAATCATATACACCTTACCTCTCCAAACGTTGACTTTTCAAGAAACTCTCCAATTGATGAATTAAAACTTGCATTTTCTTTAGTAAACAGAGACGGAGGATCTGCGTCAGTTCCAGATACAATAAGAATTCTTGTTGACTTTGCAGGAACTGACCAAACAAATCCAAGCATCTATGCCAGGTTTGAAGTTAATATTGAAGACGGTGTTGATGGATATGACTTTGCAACAAACAGATATTTTGTTGTTTCAAAACAATTGCAGGAATTATACAAAAGTCAAAACTTTACGTGGGATGCAGTTAACGTGGTAAAGATTTATGTTTCTATTTTTGATAGTTTAAGCGGAGGCCTTCATCCAACTTCAGACTATTATATTGCATTAGATGCAATGAGACTTGAAAATATAGCAACTGTTAATCCACTATATGGTTTAACTGGATATTCTGTTATTAAGAATAATGATGCTACAACAATTATTAAATCTCCTAACACAAATAACTACGTTGAATTTAGATTTTCTATTGGGGTGACCTAATGGTTGATGCAAACATAAAAAAATTACGTATTCTAAAATCATCACTTCCCCCAATTGATCACGATACGTTAAAGTATAATTTAAGATATAGGATTGTTTCTGATGATAGAAACAGAACTTCTCATTGGTCTCCAATCTATAATATTTCTGGAGAGTCAATAACCTCAGTCAGTGGAGCAGTATCTAAAACAGGTAACGTTGTTACAGCAGTATGGGGAGACGTAAATAATTTTCCAGAATATGATGTTTTTGTTAAATTTGACTCAGGCGATTTTTTCTATCACGGAACATCAAAGGTACATTCATATTCATTTTTAAAAACTGGGACTACATCAGTCAGAGTAAAAGTTCAAATTGTTTCATCAAAAAAAGAAATTAAGGCAGCACTAAATATCTTTGACTCTGGCACAGTGTCTTTGGTATAATTTAACAGGAGGAATAACATGGCAAAAATACCATTACCAGAAAGAGGACAACCCCTTGATGTAACATACATCTATCAGGTAGTCGATGCTTTAAATAGTCTATCAACACAGGTTTCCGATGCAACATATAACTATACTGATATTGATGTAGTAGGATCAGAAAAACAAAGTTTAAAAACCTCTAATACAAAGTTTATTGGAAGATTTAAGTCAATTGCAAATAACGAAACCGTAACTGCTGGACAGGAAAAGTCTTATTCTATTGATTATTCTAACTTTAAGTATCCACCGATTATAACTTTATCAGTTGTAAACACTAGCGGAACAACTGCGGGATCTAATACTACGGTAGTATTGACATCTGTAACAACTACACAGGCTGGATTTACAGTAAGGTATGGTGTTTCTGGAACTGCAACCATCGGTGTAAATCTTATTGCTATTGGTGTTCCAAATTAGTATGGCCTGTGAAAGATGTAAAGGAAAAATGTTTGTTGATAGGATACATTCAAACATAGATCACTTAGAAACATATTGTGTAAAGTGTGGAAATAGAAAATTTTATCATCCACCTAGCGAATCTGTGGAGGGAAAATGGTTACTGCAAAAGGAAAAATTCAGAGCGAAGCATACAATAGCGAACCTGTAATTCCTGGCGGTAAAAAAATATGGTTTCTTAATGGAGACTTAGTAAGACTTCATCACAGTTCTAGATCAACAGGAATGGTAACTGTTTATAATATTAACAAAGATAGATTAGAAACTTGTCTGCGTTCTGATTTTAGAAAAAATAGAAAAAAAGCATATACTGTTGCAGAAACTGCTAAATTAGTTAATCGTCATAGAAAGTATATGCCAAGATTAATAAAACGAGGAGTCATTCCTGCTCCAGTTGGATCAAGCATTGATGGAAAAACTGGATGGCAAATTAGATCTTATTATTCAGAAGATCACGTTAGAGAAATTTGTGCTATACTTTCAACTATACATATTGGACAACCAAGAAAAGATAAATTAATAACAAATAATATGACTCCTACAAGCCAAGAGTTGACAAGGCGAATGGGAGACGGTATACTTACATATACGAAGACAGAAGATGGACGATTTATTCCAGTGTGGAGTGAGTCTATTTAATTATTGAATGGGTGGATAATGGAAAACGATAATACAAAGGTATCTGTAACACTTGGATATACGCTTAATCTAGGAAATTTTCAGTCACTACGCCTTGATTTAGGTATTGTAGATTCAAAGCGTGATGGCGAAAATGTAGATGAGGCTTTTAGTCGTGTCTATAAGTTTGTAGAAGATAAACTTACAGAGAAGATTCAAGAAGCAAAATCTGAAATCTCAGAGTAATGGCTGAGCGCAAAGACCGAATGGCTTTGCTCAGTAGGTTTAACAAGTTTTACTTGCAACGGTATGAGCAGAAGTCTAACATGAATCTAAACGTTGAGCAGTGGGCTGCTGATGCCCTTGTAGAGTCATATGGGATTGCTCAGTGTTATGATATTCTTGAATACTACTTCAGTATTGCACAGGACCCATCATGGAATTACTTTGCATACAATGCAGAAAAGATTATTAACGGAAAAACAGAAGTAGAGCAAGATAAAAAAGAACGTGAAGAGCGCAGGAAATTAGCAAAGGAGTGGTTAAGTGAATAACACAGAGGCAAAATTAATTTCTGCAGTATTGCAAGACAAACAAATTCACGTATTACTTCAAGCAAACGTTGAGACACTACTAAGAACACATAACGATGTATGGAATTTTATTCGTTTATATTCTGAAAATAATCAATGCCTACCACCAGCAGACCTAGTTACAGAAAAATTTAGAGACTTTGAGCCTGTTCCTGGTATTGGAGCAACAAAGCACCATCTGGCAGAATTACAAACAGAATATCTTAATGATAGCCTAAAAGACATTTTACGCAATGCTGCAGGAGAAGTGCAAAGCGGTAATGGTGGAGAAGCACTTGAACACCTAATTACAAAAACATCAGAACTAAAAAAGAATACTTCTGCAATTCGTGATATTGATGCTACCGATCTTGAGTCTGCCGTTGCATACTATGAAATGGTTCAGAAACAAAAAGAAACTGGTCAGATAGGAATTAAAACAAACCTTCCAGGATTTGACAACTATCTTCCATCTGGAATTATGCCAGGACAACTAGGAGTCTTTCTTGCTTATCCAGGAATTGGTAAGTCTTGGATGGCTTTATACTTTGCAGTTCAAGCATGGAAGCAAGGCAAGTCACCACTTATCATTTCTCTTGAAATGTCTGAGACAGAAGTTCGTAATCGTATTTTTGCTATTATGGGTGAGGGTCTTTGGTCACATAGAAAGTTATCTAACGGAGAAGTTGAGATTGACATGCTTAAGAAATGGCATGCTAACAAGGTTGCTGGTCGTCCAGAGTTTCACATTATCTCAAATGATAGTGGTGGAGAAGTAACTCCTTCTGTTATTCGTGGAAAGATTGATCAGTACCGCCCAGACTTTGTTGTTGTTGATTACCTTCAACTTATGTCACCAAACCAAAAGGCTGATTCTGAAACGGTACGAATGAAGAACCTTTCAAGAGAACTTAAACTAATGTCTATTGGAGAAGAAGTTCCTATTATTGCTATCTCATCTGCAACTCCAGATGATGTAAAGGATCTATCAAGTCCTCCAACACTTGGACAAACTGCTTGGTCTAGACAGATTGCTTATGATGCTGACTGGGTTATGGCACTTGGTCGTGCAACTAATAGTGATATTATTGAATGTGTATTCCGCAAGAATCGTAATGGTTTTATGGGAGACTTTTTAGTTCAAGTAGACTTTGACAAGGGTTATTACAGGTATAAAGATTATGAAGACAAGTAATATATACACACAAGAACAGATCAAGCGTGTTCTTGTTGGTTCTGGAGTTGACATTGAGGCAGAGTTTGGTAACGATTTTATAATCTTTTGCCCTTATCATAATAATAATAGAACACCTGCTGGAGAAGTTGCAAAAGATAGTGGACTGTTTTTTTGCTTTGGTTGCCAGACAACAAAAAACTTAGAAGAATTAATTATGCACATGTCTGGCAGAACATATTTTGAGGCAGTTCGTTATATCAAGAGTAAAGAAACAGAGCATGACATTGAGAAGTTAGTTAATAAAACACTGGTTGCGCCACCAGAGTTTGTTCCATACGATGAATTAATATTAAAAAGATTACATAATCAATTGCTTGCATTAGATAAACCTAAGAATTATCTTAAATATAGAAAAATAAACAGTTCTTCATTTACTAAGTTTTCACTTGGGTATTCAGAAAAACAAGATTCAATAACAATACCAATGCATTCACCAGACGGAATGTGCCTTGGCTTTGTTGCAAGAACAATAGAAGGCAAAGATTTTAAAAATACACCAGGACTTCCAAAAGGCAAGATATTATTTAACCTGCACAGAATTAAATCATCTGGTACAGTATATGTAGTTGAATCATCTTTTGATGCTATTCGATTAGACCAAGTAGGTTTCCCAGCAGTTGCTACTCTGGGTGCTAATGTATCTAATTCGCAAATTAGATTGTTAGAAAAGTACTTCACAAACGTTGTACTAATTGCAGATAACGATGAGGCTGGTAGTATAATGAAAGATAAGTTAGTTGAAAAACTTGGATCTTTAGTTACTATTATCAGACTTGATAAAAAATACAAAGATATAGGTGATATGGAAGATGAAGAAATTAAGAACCTAGAGTTCCAGTTTGACAAATCTATATCCGCTATGCTAAACTAATATAACAACACGAAGGAGAAAAATATGAGTATTGTAAAGGGACTGAAGAACATTGAAACCCTACTCGAAAAGCCAAAGTATGATGAAAATGCACCAAAGGTTAAGTGGCTAAAACTTGCCGATGGTCAATCAGTAAAGATCCGATTCATTGAAGAGTTGGACGAAGATTCTGCAAACTATAATGCAGAGCGTGGACTTGCACTAGTTGTCAAGGAACACACAAATCCAAAGGACTATAAGCGCAAGGCTGTAGACACAATGGAAACAGAAGGCCGTGACTGGGCAGAAGAAATGCACCGCAAGGATCCAAAGGCTGGCTGGAGAGCACGTCTTCGTTTCTATTGCAACGTTCTAGTTGACGACGGTATTGAAACACCTTATGTTGCAATTTGGAACATGGGAATCAGCAAGCAGTCATCGTTTAATACAATTCGTGAGTATGCTCTTGAAACAGGAAGCATCTCAAATGTACTATGGAAGTTGAAGCGTAATGGTCAGGGTACTGAAACTAATTACACTCTTATTCCATCAGCACCAGATAAGGAACCATTTAACTGGGGAGATATCAAGCCATATCCACTAGAGTCTGCACTACGCAAGATTCCATACGCAGAACAAGAAGCGTTCTATTTGGGGTTTGATACTCCATCTATAACTTCATCTACCAACGCAGATTGGTAATATGAACTACGTAGGCTTACACGTACATACCCACTACTCACTATTTGACGGCGTAGCAACTCCAAAAGAGTATGTTGACCGTGCTAGTGCTTTAGGTATGCCAGCAATCGCAATCACAGACCATGGTACGTTATCTGGTCACCGTGAGATGTATCGCATGGCTAAAGAAAAGGGTATTAAGCCGATTCTAGGTCTAGAAGGATACATGTGTGCAGACATATCTGATAAACGAGATAAGTCTGAAAGAGAAGGTCAACAAGATCTTGTCTATAACCACATTATCCTTCTAGCCAAGAATAAATTAGGTTTAGAAAACCTTAACAAGATTAGTGAACTATCATGGACAGATGGGTTTTTTAAGAAGCCAAGATTTGATTTTGATATTTTACAAAAGTATCGTGAAGGTATTATTGTGACCTCTGCTTGTCCAAGTAGTGTCATTGTTAAAGCATTAGAAGAGGAAGAGTTTGCTCTTGCTAAGAAATATATTCAGTGGTTTAAAGATAACTTTGGCAGCGATTACTACATTGAGGTAATGCCACATAACGAAGCCCAGATAAACAAATACCTAATAGAACTTGCAGATGAGTTTAGCATTAAGGTTGTTGTTACACCAGACTGTCACCATGTTGACCAATCACAAAGAGAAGTACAAGAGTTTAAGTTGTTGCTTAACACACATGGTAAAGTAAATAAAGAAGCAACATATGAAAAGTCAAAGAAGCAACCAGACATGATGAAGCGACTTGACTATCTGTACGGAGAAGATCGCCAGATAACATTTAATAAGTTTGATATTCATCTTTTGTCTTATGAAGAAATGAAAACAGCGATGGAATTGCAGGGTATTGATAGACCTGACATCTATTCAAACACACTACTACTAGCAGATACAGTAGAAGACTATGAGATACAAGATGGACTAAACCTACTACCAGTTCAATACAAGAGTCCAGATAAAGAACTTGCCAAGATTGCTTTAGAAGGTTTACAGTTAAAGGGTTTGTCAGAAAACAAAGAGTATCTAGATAGACTTGATGAAGAACTTAAAATCATTAAAGATAAAAAGTTTGCACCATATTTTCTTGTTGTTCAAAGCATGATTGCTTGGGCTAAAAAAGAAGGTATTATGGTTGGACCAGGCCGTGGATCTGCAGCAGGTTCATTGGTTTGTTACTCACTTGGAATTACAGACATTGATCCAATTAAATATGGTCTTTTGTTTTTCCGATTTATTAACCCAGAACGTAATGACTTTCCTGATATCGATACAGATATTCAAGATAACAGACGTGATGAAGTTAAAGACTATCTTGTTAGACAGTATAGACACGTTGCATCCATTGCAACATTCCTTGAATTTAAAGACAAGGGTGTTGTGCGAGATGTAGCCAGAGTTCTAGATATTCCATTAACAGATGTAAACAAAGTTTTAAAGTTGGTAGACACTTGGGATGAATATTGTTCATCAAGGACTGCTGCTTGGTTTAGAGAAAAGTATCCAGAGGTGGAGGTTTATGGTGAACAATTACGTGGTCGTATTCGTGGTACTGGCATACACGCTGCTGGTGTGGTCACTAGCAAAGATCCGATTTTTAGGTTTGCTCCAATGGAAACGAGGTCTAGTCCTGGGTCTGATGAACGTATACCTGTGGTTGGTGTCGACATGGAAGAGGCTGAACGCATCGGGCTTATAAAAATTGATGCACTTGGTCTTAAAACATTAAGTGTTATTCAAGATGCAGTTGCTATGATTAAAGAAAATCACTACAAAGATATTGACTTAGACTCTCTTGATCTTGCAGATCCAAAGGTTTATGAAATGCTTTCTGATGGATATACAAAGGGTGTGTTTCAGTGTGAAGCAACACCATACACAAATCTTTTAGTTAAGATGGGTGTAAAGAATTTTAATGAACTTGCTGCATCTAATGCACTTGTTCGACCTGGTGCTATGAACACTATTGGTAAAGATTATATTGCTCGTAAACATGGCAAGCAAAATGTATCTTATACGCACCAGATTATGAAAGAATTTACGGAGGATACTTATGGCTGTGTTCTTTACCAAGAGCAAGTTATGCAAGCATGCGTACACCTTGGACAAATGTCCATGTCGGAAGCAGATAAAGTTAGAAAAATTATTGGAAAGAAAAAGGATGCTAAGGAGTTTGACGTATACAAGGAGCAGTTTGTCAAAGGTGCTTCTGCCTATATTGCTCCCAATCAGGCTCTTGATCTATGGCATGACTTTGAAGCGCATGCGGGATACTCGTTCAACAAGTCTCATGCGGTTGCTTATTCTACGCTCTCGTATTGGACGGCGTGGTTAAAGTATTACTACCCTCTTGAGTTTATGTTTGCATTGCTTAAGAATGAAAAAGACAAAGATGGTCGCACAGAGTATCTAATTGAGGCAAAGCGTATGGGAATTTCTATTAAACTTCCTCATATTAATGACTCTGACTTTGATTTTAAAATTGAGGGTAAGGGAATTAGATTCGGACTAACTGGTATTAAGTTTATATCAACTAACATTGCAGAAAAGTATATTGCTGCTAGACCATTTAAGTCATATAAAGAACTTGAAGAATTTACTTTTACAAAAGGTAATGGAGTAAATAGTCGTGCACTTAATGCCTTACGTGTAATTGGTGCTGCAACTTTTGCTGATCAGCCAAGAAATGATATTGAGATTAAAGAGAACCTTTATGAGTTCTTAAATCTTCCAGAGTTTAATATTACAATTCCTTCTCACTACTATGCATTTATTCAGGACGTAGATTCATTTGAGGAAAAGGGATCTTTTATTCTTATGGGAATGGTTAAAGCAATTAAACGAGGAACGGGATGGTCAAGAATTGAAATTTTGGACAAGACTGGTAGTGTTGGTATATTTGATGAAGAGTCTACGACTATTGAGACTGGCCGTACTTATCTTATTCTTGCAAACGATAATAGGATTGTATCTGCAATACCTGTTGATGAAATAAAAGGATCTTCTAATGCTCTAGTAAAGTTTTTAAGTTATAAACAATTGCCTTATTCTGAAGAAGAGTTGTTTGTTGTTTCTTTTAAACCAAGAATGACAAAGGCTGGAAAGAAGATGGCATCTTTAACTCTAGCAGATACCAGTAGAGAACTTCACTCTGTAACAGTATTCCCTACTGCATTTCCAAGAGCATACATGCACATTGAAGAAGGTAAGGCTTACAAATTTAGTTTTGGGAAAACAAAAGATGGAACAGTAACATTGGAGGATGTATATGTCAGTTAGTGTAGAAGAAGTATTAGCGCAACTTGATCCTAAGTTGAGAAAAAGATTAGGTAACGGTGTTGGAGTAAACTTTGAGTATCAACCTACACCTAGTTTTGGATTAAACCGTGCACTAGGCGGAGGACTGCCTTATGGACGACAGGTCCTTATCTGGGGATCAAAGTCGTCTGCAAAGTCCTCTATGTGCCTTCAGATGATTGCTATGGCACAAAAAGAAGGCAAGGTCTGTGCATGGATTGACTCTGAAATGTCATACTCTGAAGACTGGGCTGTTAAACTTGGGGTAGATCCAACAAAACTTATTTACTCACAAGCAAGAACTATTAGCGATATGGTTGATGTTGGTGTTGGACTTATCAATGCTGGTGTAGATTTAATTGTTATTGATTCAATTACATCAATGCTTCCTGCAATCTACTTTGAAAAAGATACAGATGATATGAAGGCATTAGAAAATACAAAGCAAATAGGTGCAGAGTCTCGTGACTTTAGCAATGCTTGGAAGATGCTTAACTATGCTAATAATAAGGTTAAGCCTACGCTTCTTGTACTTATTTCTCAGTCCCGTAATAATATTAACGCTATGTATACGAGCCAACAACCTTCGGGTGGTCAGGCTACTAAGTTTTATTCTTCATGTGTTATTAAGTTGTTTTCATCAGAGTCAGATAATCAAGCACTTAAGGGAAAGATTAAGGTAGGAGATAAGTTAATTGAAGAAAAAATTGGCAGAAAGATTCGCTGGGAACTACAGTTCTCCAAAACCTCTCCAGGGTTCCAGTCTGGTGAGTATGATTTTTATTTTAGAGGTGACGATATTGGTATTGATGCCATTGGTGATTTGGTTGATACGGCAGAGTCAGTAGGGTTAGTTAATCGCACTGGTGCTTGGTATCAGTTAGACGATGGTACAAAGGTTCAAGGTAGAGATGGTTTTATTAATCGTGTAAGAGAAGATCTTGATCTACAACAAAGTCTAAGAGATAAACTGGCAAATGGCTGATAGTAATTTTACTATATATAATGGAAAGTTTCCATGTAAAAAATGCCATGAAGAAGTCTTATCTTTAAGACTTTGGAGTGAAACTGGAGATGCAACATGGATGTGTTCTGCAAAGCATGTCTCAAAGGTTACACTGATACCATCAAAAAAGAAAAAGAAAGATTTTGCTAATGAGTGAAAGATCTGAGTCAAAACGTATTGGAGCCAAGCAACATAAAAACTCTGGTAGGAATAATACTAAGGGTGATGCATCTTGGAATAATTTTGTAATAGACTTTAAAGAATGCTCTAAGTCTTTTACATTAAATCAAGATGTTTGGGCCAAGGCTACAACTGATGCACTCAAGAAAAGCATGGATCCTGCCTTGATTATTGTACTTGGCGAGGGTACACAAAAGGTGCGACTTGCTATAATAGAATTAGATATGTTAGAACAGTTAGTAGAGGAGAATAATAATGACAAATGAAGGTCCACAAAAAACAACACTAGAGCAAGTAAATGGTTTGGCTGAGATTGCAGAGTATATGAATGATGAAGAACTCACCGTTGCTCTTACAATGATTGCTAAGATAATTATTAAACCAGATATCCCAATCCAAGTAGCAAGCCTTGAGATTGTTAGACTTCAGGCTATCGCAGCCAAGATGTCTTTAAAGGCTACTTGGATGGCCAATGTTGATAAAAGTGACAGGGCAAAGAAAAATATTTACTATACCGCAGCAGAATCAATCAATGATTTGGTATCAGCATTAAAATACATTATGCGCTAACCTGCTATACTTATATAAACAAGGGATGATAATGACTAAAAATTTACTACAACAAATAATGATTAGAGAAGTTGAAACACCAGAACAGATAGATGCAAAAGAGTTAGTTAAGGTTATTGAGCAGGGATATCTTGTAGGTAGAGATCCTGAGCATAAACAGAAAAAGACTTTTGGTCCATCTACAATTGCATACGGTCATGGCGAATGTCCAAGATATTGGTATCTTGCTTTTGAGGGTGCTGTTTTTGAAGATAATTCAGATGCATATGCTGTAGCAAATATGACTAATGGTACTCTTTCTCACGGTAGAATTGAAGCAGCGTTTAAAAACTCTGGCATTTCAATTAACTCTGAATTTAAATTGTTTCATGATGATCCACCAATTTTTGGGTATGTGGATAACTTTATTCGATGGAAGGGCGATGAGATTGTTGTTGAAGTTAAGACAACAAACAATGAAGTATTTGAATACCGTAAGCGTACAAACAAACCAAAAATGGGCCATGTGGTTCAGTTGCTTATTTACATGAAAGTTCTTAAAAAATCTAAGGGTATTTTAGTTTATGAGAATAAAAACAACCACGAACTACTAGTAATTCCAGTAGAGGTAAATGATCACTATAGAGCCTGGATTGATATGGCATTTCAATGGATGCGTGATGTTCGTAAGGCATGGGAAGATAAAACACTTCCAACAAAAAATTATAGATCTAATTCAAAAATCTGCAAGAACTGTCCTATTAAGAAGGCTTGCGGAGAAGCAGGGGTGGGCGTAGTAAAGATAGCATCCCTGGAGGAACTGAGTGAAGTTATGTAGCGTATGTGATATATCGTTTAAGCCTAAAGTAACTTATCAAATTTACTGTACTAAGGTTTGTAGAGATATTGCAACCAGAGAAAAGATTGTAGAAAGGTATAACGTCACAAAAAGACAAAAACGAAAAGGGAAAAAACGTTTATGTCTTGGTGGTTGTGCACAGGAACTTTCTATATATAACGATTCTGGATTTTGTTCAAACTGCAATGTTAGCGAAAAAGCAGTTGCAAAAATGCTAAAGGAATTGAAAGGGTATATTGATTATGAGCAAGACTAAGTGGGGAGCAGAGGCACAACCAAAAACTATTTGTGCTATTGATGCTAGTACAAACAGTCTTGCTTTTGCTTTGTTTGTTGATAATGATCTTAGTAGTATTGGAAAGATTTATTTTGAGGGAAATAATATCTATGAAAAAGTTATGGATGCTGGCAAAAAAGTAAAAGCCTTTTTTGATATTTATGGTGGTTTTGAAGCAATAGTTATTGAGCATACAGTATTTATGAATAGTCCTAAGACTGCTGCTGACCTTGCCTTAGTTCAAGGTGCAATTCTTGGATCAGCAGGACAATCTGGAACTAAAATAATTGGCAGAGTTTCTCCAATTACTTGGCAAATTTTTATGGGTAATGGAAAAATATCTAAAGAAGAACAGTTACTAATACGATCTCAAAATCCTGGAAAGTCTGATTCATACTACAAGGCTCACGAAAGAATGCTTCGCAAAGAAAGAACAATTAAGTTTATTAATATTAATTATGATAGAACAATTACAGACAATGATGTTGCAGATGCTTGTGGAATTGGTCATTGGGCTGTAAAAAATTGGGATAAGGCGATAGGAGAAAGTAAGTAATGCCAGAGTTAAATGCAAACATACCACCTATAAACTGTTATGTAAGAGGAAACTATTTAAGAAATCATAAAGATAGCCACGACAAATATTTTGAGTGCGTGGTTTTTGGTGTTTCAAGTTTAAAGTCTAGAAGTCCGCTATTTCATATTATGATGCCAGATGGTGGCCTTTGGTGGAGACTTCCAATTTCTGCCTTTTGCACAGAGCCAGGTATTCCAGAAGTTGATCTTCACAATCTAGTACTATGGAATTCATTTAGTCATCATATTGCTGTAACAAGATTTGAGAATCTAACTAATCTTAGAATGTCTTACATAGATCGAACAAAGACAATGCATAAAGGAACCTATCTATTTACTTTAGACTGGCATAACCCAGATACAAATGTATTAGATGATGGATACTCTGAAAGTCCAGCAGACCATAAGTGTGGTCATGTTATACAAAGAGATGATGGAAACTTTGCTATCCAGCCTAATAATCGTGTTCGTGTTTATGAGCCATCGTTTACCCTTGAAAAAGAATACCTGATTGATAGAATAATTAATGAAAGAAAATATGATGTTGAAAACCAGGATAAGTGGATTATGGAAAACTCTGACAGGTTTAATTATGATATTGAAGAAAACCAGGGTTGACAAATAACATTATGCCTGCTAAACTATATACATCAGAAGTCTATATGCGTAAGAGATATCTTATGGATAAAAAGACTCCAGAAGAGATTGCAAAGGAGTGCGGAGCCAGTGTTGAGACTATCTACGTGTACCTTGCTAAATTTGGATTGAGGAAGTCTAAAAGATGAAAAATAATAAAGAAGACGACTTTATTACTGTATATTGGGCACCTGCAATATCTTATGAGGTTGAGCCTCATAGAGAGTTTAATATGATGTACCCTGAGCCAGAAAATATGTTTTCTTATTTGACATCAAGAAGATCAACATTTAATCAATCTAGATCAATGTTAGTTTGTCCAGCGTTTAAAAGTAAAATGAAAAGAACATTTTTCTTTAAAAATTCTACAGAGTGTAACTTTTTATATGAAACTGATGATCGTGGAGAAGTATATCTTCAGGATCAAATTGGTTTTCCTGAAGAGGTAAGATCATTAAGAGCCCCAGGACTTGACTTTGGGCCAACTATTGTTGTAAATTTCCCTTACATATTTTTTTCAGACTCTGAAGTAGAGGCAAGTTTTTCTCAACCAATATTTCACCCACAAGGATACTCAAAATATGGATCAGTTGTTCCAGGAACTTTTGATATTGGGTCTTGGTTTAGACCATATTCTACTGAAATCCAAATGTGGAATAATTCTGGAGAACTTATTATAAAAGAAGATGAGCCAATCTTTTATGTTGAGTTTTTAACAAATAAAAAAATAAAACTTGTAAGGTTTAAATATACAAAAAAATTATTCACATACGCACAGCATTGCGTAGACGCACCACCAATTTTTGGTAATAATTTACCTCTTACAAAAAGATACAAAAAGTTTAAAGAGTCAAGAATGAGAGATGTAATCTTAAAAGAAATAAAAGAAAATATAATTGGTGACTTTAATGAATAAAAATAAAAAAATATTTACATTATTTTTTATACTTTTGTCAGCAGGTATAATTCATACTTTGTTTATTTTTAAAAATATTCCAGAAACATTTGACTGGAACCTGGAGGAGGATATAGATGAAAGTATTTAAAGATTTTATCAACATTTCAAAAACAATCGTTCAACAAAAATTTTGCAAGCATGTAAATCTTGAATCATCCTCTTGTCCTTTTACTGGAAGAACGTATACGGATTGCTTAAAATGTTTTAAAAGGTTAAGTGTTGAGGTAACCAAATGAGTGACAACCTACACATTACTGTTGATCAAGTAAATCATCCTGCACATTACACAACGGATCCTTCTGGAGTTGAATGTATTCAGATTACCCGCCATCGTAATTTTAATATTGGAAATGCTTTTAAGTATTTATGGAGAGCGGGACTTAAAGATGAAGCAAAAACTATTCAAGATTTAGAAAAGGCCATCTTTTATATTAAAGATGAAATAAATAGATTAGAGGGAAAGTATGTCAACTGAGACAGAACTAATT